TAATAAGGTAATTCTTATAAGCATCTCCATCCCAAATATGACAATCATTATCAACAAGGTATTTGATATTGGTGTCACCACGTAAAAACCATAACAATTCTGTTACAATTCCTTTCCAATACATTTTCTTGGTTGTGAGTAAAGGAAAGCCTAAACTCATATCATGACGAATCTGTCTTCCAAATACGGAACGTGTCTTGCCATTTCTACCTTCTTTTAATTCTCCACTCTTAAACACATCATATAGTAGTCTAAGATAATCGTGTTCAATGTTATTTTTTGCCATATTTTTTATTTAAATGTTTTATCCATGCTGATAATTTGCGACCGTTGATAAAAAACCAACCTAAATTTATTTCAAACCATTTATTAATTTTGTATGCCCAATGACATATAATATGCCAAAATAACCAAACTAGTATTATAATCCAAAAACTAATTATTATTACCATTATATTCATTTTAAACTAGCTGCTATTAGTTGTTTATATTTTGTAGTTGACCAACCATGATCTCTGTTCAAGTAGTGAATTGAAATATCTAAATCATTTCCTGTAAATGGTTTTCCTATGTAATCATCTCCTAAAAAGCGAACATCAGGGTTCATTTCTTCTAAAATCATATAAAGTTCTGCTTCTGTTTTATAAATCATAATTAGATTTACCTGTTTAAGCGAGTATAAAATTAACAATCTTTCTCTAACAGATAAAATTGGTTTTAATTTTTCTGGTCTTTCATTTGTTGGATCTTCGTGTAGTAGTACTATAAGATAATTACAGTATTTTTTACATTCATTAAACATGTAGATGTATCCTGGGTGGATAGCATCAAAATTTCCTGCTATAACTCCTACTTTCATTTTAATTCTAAGATTATTTTACCAGCATTGCCCCACTCTTCTTTTCCTTGAATATCATAATCTTGAATTATGTGGAAAACTATTTCTTTCATTTTTTTGCTATGTCCTGTAATGATACATATTTCTTTTGTACCTTGAATAATATGATTGCCTACAAATTTATCTACTATAGTATAAACATGTTCATGTTTTAAACCATGTAAATCTAAAGTTTTACTCATATACAACTACTTTTTTAGGGCGACCACGTCTTTCAATTAGTCTACTAAAACGTTTAAAATTCTTTAAACAATATACATAAAATTCTTCAGTAGTCCCATCAAATTTTAAAAGACTATTTTCATAGTCATCAGACGTCATATCAAATTCACGTAAAAATCCTTTTTTAAGTGCCTCTAGTCGGTCAGCTTCATCCTTGTTAAAATCTTCCATTAAACGTTTTCTACGAGCAAAGTCAACTCCGTTTTTTTCAAGCATCATTTGAATGTTTCCATTGTATTTTTCATATGCATCGTTTAATTCAATTTCGGTTAATTTCCATTGCCAAAAATAGTGGGAAAATTCATATTCACCGTTTTGAATACGTTGAAGAAACGTAGCATCTTTAGGAAGTGGTTTTGATTTGGTATCAAAACGTCTCCACCACTTAAATTGATTATAGTTTAGTGGTTTAAGTTTTTTAATTTCTTTATAAACAAGATCTTTATTAGACGTTTTATATAACATAACCTATTTTTTCGTTAAATATAAAAAAAATTTTTTAGGGAGACAAGTTTTTATCCACATTCTCCAATAACTTCCCAAACTAAATCTCTACCAACAGTATGCCACCAGTATATCACTGTGCCGTCAGAATAAAAACCTTCAGGTGCATAATCACCTCCACAACTACCAAAATTATAAAGTAAATTATTTGTAGAGTCAAAACTATAAAATGAAGCTCCGGCAGAACATGCTATACCAGGTGCTCCACCGTAACTAAAAACTGAATCTATACATGTTGGTCCGCTACTTGGCCAACCTGGTAAAGATGTAGTTGGGATGCCTACTAAACTAGTTATAGATGTTGCTGCTACACCTGCAATGCTGATAATATTTTCTACTGGTACGCCTGATTTATTTGCCATGTTATATTACTACCCAATCATTAGATGGTCTAAATTTCATTGTCCAATATGCGGAGTTATTAGTGTTTTGGTAATATGCATGACCTAAAATTCTAACATACTGCCCTGCAGTTGTAGGCACTATTATTGACATTGTATTTCCTGCACTTTCTTTAATGTATATTGGTGATCCATTGTCAATATATTGAACTTGTGGCGTATCAGTATATGAACCATCATTCACTGTAATTGATCCTTCTAAAATAACTTTAGGGCTAACACCAGTTTCTGCACATATTCCTAAAAGTCTAGAGCAATTATCAGTTCCCTGAGTAACTTGATACCACATACCATCTGTTTTTTCTAAATATACTAGATCAAATTGGGCTACATTATTATCTAATATTCCTTCTATTACTTCTCCTTCATAATTAAAATTACCTATTGTTGGTACATCTGAAAATGCCTCTTGGGTACCTAGATCAATGAATCTTTTTAAGTATGTGTTTGTTTCTATTTTATAGTTAAGAGCAAATGCATCCCAATTAAAAACTGCAGTGTTTGATGAATCTATTAAGTCTCTACTGTTCCAATTAATACTAGCATTTCCCGCAAAATCATATAAGAAGCTATTTTGCCAATCAATTGAAGATCCTGCAGATTGATAATTTGCAGTTCTAGAAAGAGCATCTATACTTAGAAAGCCTGATGTGTCATATATATGTCGAGAAGTGCCTGAGAATTCAATAGCTGTTTGAACACTAAATGATCCAGTTACGCCTAATGAGCCTGTAATCTCCGTACTTCCCGTTACTTGTACAGTATTACCATGGGCGACTAGCAGGTTGCTTCGATTACTAACATCTGCACCGTTACCTACAACAAATGAAGAAGGATCGGATATAGGTACATTGTATTGACCTGTTACATGTTGGTATGAGCCTGAGGCTATTGTGCCTAATCCTTCTGCATGAGAATAATCACCTACGGCTTGGGTACCTGAACCTTCAGCATGAGAGTAATCTCCTACGGCTTGAGTATTGTCACCTTCTGCATGAGAATATGAACCTGAAGCTAATACAGAATTGCCGTTAGCTAATGATCCAGTTACGCCTAATGAACCTGTAATTTCTGCAGAACCCGTATAAGGGAATGCAGGTGTACTTGGAGCATATGAAGCGCTTGTAGCAAATGAAGCAGTTCCAAATAATGAACCTGTAAAACCTGCGGTTGCAGTTACAGAATTTAATGTAGCATCAGAACCTGATACTATGACTTTTTTCCAGTTTGGCATTTATTTTTTTATTATGGTTGGTTATGTAGAATGCTACATCCACTTCCCTATTGGGGCCTATAATACGATAATAAATATATTATTGTTTTTTTCTTGTTGTTTTAGTTTCTTCGTGTTGAACAATTTGTTGAAGACCTAACATTTTTTCTTCTTCTTTAGCTTTAATCATTCGAGTAATTTCTTCTAGTTCTTGTTCTAGTTTAATTTGAATAGAAGCACAAAATTTAGCATCACGTCCTTGAATAGGAATTGTTTCAAGTGCTTGTCTAATAAAATTTAATTCGGCATGAGTAAAATCAATAGAAAATATGTTCATAACTTAATTATTTAACTTGTTCAGTGTATTGGCTTTGTAATTTTATTATTAAATTATATAAAGGCTCAATGTCTTCTCCAAGGAAAGTTGTCTTTTTTATCATAGAAAGAAGAATCTCTATCTCCTTAACCGTTAATTGGTTTGAAGATAGAGATTGATTTTGTGGTTGAAGTGGAGTAACTCCCTCAATATGACTTGCGGTAAATCCCATAACTATTTTTTTATAAAATTTATTAAGCGTAGATATAAATATCTCCTGTAGCTGTATTAACATGAATATTACCGTAGCCGTTTGAAGCACCACCATAAAGTGGAGCTGCTGATGGAGCAGATGCTGCAACTTCTGTTGTAGTTACATATGCAGCTGCATTAAATGTTGATTGATTTGCAGTGAAACTTGATGTGAAACCCCAACGATTGATTGAATTTTCATATCCAAATAATTCACCTACATCTTGTGTAGCTTGTTGAATTACTAAACCACCATCACCAGCGGCATTTGAACCAGAAGCTAATAATACGAATCTATCAGCAACTTCTAAATTTGTTGTATTTTGGAATGAAGCAGTACCTTGTACAATTAAATTACCTGTAATTGTTTCATTACCTGTTAGAGTTAATGTAGTACCGTCAAATTGTAAATTAGCTTCACCATTAATTGAACCACCACCTGTTGCTGTTAATACATAATTGTTTGTATTATTGGTGATATTGTTGTTAATACTTGAAACATTTTGTGCATTTACTGCCCAACTTGAAGTACCTTCAACATTTCCTAATAATGAACCAGTAAATGAAGTAGATGAGATAGAGGTAATACCTGTAATAGTTGTTGCTAATGTTAAACTATCTGTACCTTCAACTGTTAAATTAGTACCTGCTAAATCTGTTAATAAGTTACCATATGTAACGTATTTACTAGCTCCATCATTTATAAAAAACTGATCAGTTGATGTTAAATCAGTTTTAGCAGTAGTGGGAAATGTTGCAGTAACACCTGTTAACCCCGAGCCGTTGCCTGAGAATGATCCACTAAATGACCCAGAATGTATTAAGTTAGTGGCATTAGTTGTTGCTACAATATTGCCGGTTCCGTTAATTGCTGTTGTAGATAAGTTGCCTGTACCTCCACCAATTACTACCTGACCTGAGGAGAGGTTGTCTACTTGAAGGGTAGTTAGGTTTGCACTGCTGCCCGAGACTATTACTTTTTTCCAAGTTGCCATAATTTTAATTTAGTTGTTTTTTATTTATAAATATATACATTTTAATCAAGACCCACATATAAATTACCAGAAGTAAAATATATTCCACCATTTGGTGCAGGGTCTGTTAAGTTTAGTGATTGGGTTGATAATATTACTACTCCACTTTGACTTATAGTAAATACAGGAATATTATTTTGATTTTTAATTAGAAAAATATTAGAAGCACTACTAGAAATAACAGTTGATCCTTGATTATCTATATTAAAGAAAGTAGAACTTCCTGAGGTGATTCTAAATATATCAGTTCCAATATCTACACTAGCAGATATACTTCCTGTTGATATCCTAAATGGTGTAGGAGTAGTTAAAGCAAATGAAGCAGTACCTGCAAATTGAGATGTATTAGAACCTGTATAAGCATTAAATGATGATGTTGTTACAAATGAACCAGTGTTAATAGTAATTCCGCTTCCACTTACTGTAAATTCTTTTACATCATTGCCTGAGCCGCTACCATAAAATAAACGTCCGTCAGTTACGTTAATTGCTAATTCACCTTGTACAAGTGAAGAAGGAATACTTCCTGATGTTGCGCTATTTCTGGTTATAATTGTACTCATTATTTATAAATATTAAAAGGTACCTCCGTCTATAGTACCAACAAAATAAGAGGCAGTCACGGAATTTGTAACTGAAATGCTTCCTGTTACTATTTGGTTTCCAATAAAAATATTTGAACCTGTAGTTGCAAATGAACCTGTATTAATTGGGGTTGATGAGCCTGTAATTATAAATAAGGATCCAGTTCCGTCGTATATGTTGACCCCATCAGTTTGGAGGACCCTCTGATATGTATTTTCTATATTTTGACCTGTAAAATCAAAAGGTCCGGCCATAACTTATTTTAAATTAACGTATGAATAATACCTTCTATTATTTTGTTTTTTTCACCGTCACTAATTTTGTTTGTTTTTAAATAAGAAGCTATAATGTTGTTTAATTTGTCTTTGTTTTTTGACATATTGTTTACATTAATATTTTCTCTTACAAGCATTTTAGACAAGTTTTGAACATGATCACCTACTTTAATATTTTTAACGGTAACTCCCGTTTTATTTTCTGTAAGTGTGTTTTTATTTGCTTGTGATTTTACTTCCACGGTTACTTTTTTAGCAGTTTCTACTTTAAAATCAGATTCCCATGGTGTAAAATATGTATCATCTGCTATAACTTCAAGTTTTATTTTACCTTTTGTTGATTCTTCTAAAAGATTTTTTAATTTGCGGATAGGAACAGTACATTTTCCATTAGAGTCAATAGTTCCTTTAAATAAAAGATTTAAATTATCTGCTTCTACTATTAGGCGAACTTTACTATTTTTAACCGAAGCACCCTCTAGCGATATAGAGCACTCAAAAAGTTCTTGTTTGTCTGTGTATAAGGTATACATTATCTGTTAATTTTTACATCTACTCCTAGTACTTCTTTAGCAACTAGTTTTACATCTCGTATAAATATTTTGGTCTTATGTACCTCTTTAGTTTCTTTGTATTCTTTTCCCTGAACTTTGCAAAGCAATTTAATAAACTGTTTTTTCTTTTCAGGTCTCTGGTTTAAATAGTCGTCAGGAGCTTTACCTCCTCTCATTGCTTCAATTATTTCAATAACTAAAGCGCAATCATTCCATAAATTTGTTCCTGTTACTATTTCATTTGGTGGATATGTTTTTCCATCAGTTGGATTAATTGCATTCCAATTAAAGTTTGCTGTATTCCATTGAAAAGGTATTCTTGTTGACATTAAAATTTTCCTCCATTAATATAAGATGCAGTTTGAGCATATAAAGCATTTTCAGCGTTTAAAGCATATGAAGATGTTGAAGCTAATATGTCAAGAGAAGCAGTAAATGTACTTCCATCCCCTTTATAAAATTCAATATATGGTGAAAAATCAGATGTTCCTAAAAATACAGAAGCAGATGTTATTGTATTTCCTACGTTTATATCTTCTATATTTATAAATTCACCTGTACTTTTAAGTGAATAAACATATGAATTAGGGGCAAAATATACTTTTCCAGTTGAAGGATCAGTAACTTGAACCCAATCAATGGGAGTATTATTTAATAGTGGTTCCATTCCATATCATAAATATTAATATGTCTTGGTGTTATCATCCAAATTTTTTAGTCTGTTTTGTAATTCTATAGAGGCATTGCCTAGTTTTCTAGAAGAAGCTCCAGAATTTTGTATTTTTTGAAGTTCTCTTAAAATACTTTGTCTTTCGGCTTCAATGTTAGGATTAATAACTGGTTGGGGTTCAATTACAGGTTCTATAGTATGTTCAATAGGTTTAGGTTCACCATAAATATTTGTTTTAGGTTTAATGCGATCAAACGCTTGATTTGTAGCTATAACAAGGGTTATGGCTAGTGGATCAAACACAAAGATCAACATGAATATGAACCAATTTGCCACTGTTTTTACGTCTGCTCCCGTAATTTCACTTACATATTGTACTGCACCTAATTCATTGTCTTCACTTGCTTTAGATTCCATATCTAAAACTTTAATATCCAGGTTGGTGATTGAATCATTTAATGCGTCTATTTTACTAGATAATTTGTCTTTACTAGCCTGTGCTGTAGCTAATTGTGTTTCAAATGATTTGCGGTTAGCATTATTTGCTTTAGTGATTACTTGGCCCGTTCTTCTATCTACTGATTGAGTAGTTGTATTTGTAGATAAAGCATTACGTAACTGGGATATATCTTTGTCTAGGGTTGTTTTTTCTTTTTCCAGTTCGGATTTGATTTCTTCAAATCTTTGTTTTTTAATTTCTACATTTTGGATTTGTTTGCCTCCAATTTCAAGTTTTGCAATATTTTCTTGAAACCCAGTACTTAACAAACCATAAATTCCAATAGATGTGATTATGGATAAAATTACAAGTGCTATAGTTAAATAAATTTTTAAAAGTGTATAGGTATTTTTCCAAGCATTGTGGAGATATGTTGCAATAGCAATTTTAGATACTTCTAAAAACGATCCCATCACGATTACAGGAATAGCTACACCTGCAAATACAATAGATAATCCGATTACACTATAATAAGCTGCTGTGGCGGACAATCCAATTGCACAAAACAGCAAGAACCAAGGTAAAAATTTTTGTTTCATGTAAAAAAAAATAAGGAGCTCCTATTGGAGCTCCAAATATTTTTAAAAAAGTTAATTTACTTATTTTTGTCAATTACTGACCAAATAGTACCTGCTAAAGTAAGAGCACCACCTGAAATTTCAGTCCAAGTACTTTCATCAAGGAATCCTTTCATGATTAAAATACCACCTATGAAAGTTAAAGCATGACGAGCAATTCCTAAAATTTGTTCTTTTGTCATTTTATTTGTTTTTGGGATTTATAAAGTTTTTAACATTGCAATCATACGAGGGCAAGGATAAATGTCTGATTTGTCTTTTCGGTAACTGTTATGTGAATATAATCCATTTTCACCTTTTAATGCTTTTGTATTAACTGTAAACATTTGATCATAATTGTATGTTAAGTTAATTTGGTAAATATCTTTCCAATAAAGAAGTAAATCTTTTACTGATTGAATTTGAGCATCTGAATATTTATGGTAAAATAAGTGTCCTTTATAAGGAGTGTCTAGTTTAGTAACTTGATCAGCTGGGATTTCTCTATTAACATAGGTGTAATATTTTCCATCTTTTAATGTTATTGGGCCCCAATTACAAATCTCAATACCAATTGCTATTCTATCTAACGATTGATATGAAATTTTATATGCTTTAAATACTTCAGGTTTAATACCTAAATGGTATGCCCAGTATTTTGAACTAAATGCTTGACAAATTTCTCCATCATGTGTTCCTTTTGCTCCAGGGCCTGAAATGGTTACACATGTAGCAATTCTTCCTCTATCATCTGTGTCCCACATTGATATTGTGTTTACTCCGGAAGCATTGCCTGCTGTATGATGAAGTACAATTTGAGTTTTTGGGGTTTCTTCTTTAATGTATTGAGATTCTTTTAATGGAACCTGTTTAATTTTTGATATATCTAAAGCCATATTATTCTTCTTCTTTAAAAAAGTTTGTTAAAAATTTACCTACAGCACCTAAAGAAATAGAAGCAACTATCATTGCTTTAATTTCAAATGCTGTAAAAATATCTTTAAGATTATCAAACTGCCATATTCCTCCAATTGCAAGTACTGAGGAGATTGCTAAAAAAGTATCCCCAATTTTTCTCCATTTTTTTGGAGTTGGTTTCCAATAATCTTTTCTAAGAGTTAATATTTTTTTGTTCATTTCTTTTATTATACATATTGTTAACCTTCACAAGCTACGCAATTGTCGTCTCGTTGAATTGCATCCCCGCGCAAAATCGATTCAGATCGCATATAATAAAGTGTTTTAATACCTTCTTTCCAAGCTAATTTATGTACATCACTAATATATTTTGGTGAATCAGAAGGATCAAATGTTAAGTTTAATGAAATAGCTTGGTCAACATATTTTTGTCTAATACCATTTTGACGAACAATTTCATATGGGTTAATTTCCTTGAATGTCAAAAAAACTTCTTTTTCTTCATCCGTCAAAATGTAATCAGGTAACCCCATTACTGAACCTTTATCTTTTGCAATTTGATCCCAAACACTGTCAATATTGTATCCTTTAGATTCAAGTAATTTTTCTAATGTTGGGTTCTTTTTAATAAAGGTACCTTTTGCTGTTTTTAAGTTAAATACGTTTGCTGGGATTGGTTCAATTGAAGGTGAAACACCACCTGAAATATGGGCATTAGAAACTGTTGGGGCAATTGCTAAATGATGGGTATGGCGCAGTCCGGTACCTTTACACCATTCAGGTTCTCCATATAGTTCAGCTTGGGCGCGGGAAGCCTTTAGTGCTTCTTTTTCAATGAATTCAAACATAACTCTTGTATAAGAATTTGCTTGCAATCCCGCAAACGGTATTCCTTTTTCTTGTAAAAATGTATGCCATCCTAAAACACCAATACCAATTGCTCTACCTTTAGATGCTGAGCGGTATGTGTTTTCCATGAAACGGATGTTTTTTGAACGATCAATAAATTCTTGTAATACACCTTCTAAAAACCAACAAGTTAATTCAGGTAAAGTCATTCCATTTTCAAATTTATACTCATTCCATTCATCCCATCTTGCTAAATTAAGAGAAGATAAACAACAAATAAATGAATGTAATTCATCTGTGTATAATGAAATTTCAGAACAGATGTTTGTCATAGAAACATGTAAATTATTCTTTTTATATGCTTCAGGATTTGCATTATTAACATTGTCCTCAAACATAATGTAAGGTTCACCTGTTTCTAGACGTGTTTTTAATATTTCACCCCATAATTTTAATGCTTTTGGGTCACGTTCCTCTACTTTGTTCATGAATTCATCATCAATTACAACACATTGATGCATGTTTAAACATTGACGGTTTACATCTCCTTTTGGTCGACGAATCATTAAAAATTCTTCAATATCTGGGTGGTTGATGTGTAAGTTAGCTGAAGCTGCTCCACGTCTAACTGAACCTTGATTGGTTGCTAAAATAGTTGAATCATATATTTTAATCCAAGGAACTACACCTTCAGATACACCATTGTCTTTAATTTGTTTACCACGCCCTCTAATACGGGATACACCAATTCCTACACCTCCACCTTGAGATGATAAACGCATTAATTCTGAATTAGCTAGAGCAATTCCTTCAATAGAATCATCTGTATCAATTCCAAAACATGAAATAGGCATTCCACGTTCTGTACCTAAATTTGAAAGTACAGGTGAAGCTAAACATAACCAATTTTTTACTATTGCTTCTAAAAAGAATGGGTATAAATCTTTACGTTTTAAACGACGTGCTGCTGCTTTAGAAACACGTTTAAATGCATCAAAAACATCTTCATCAGGCAATAAATAACCTTTAGAAATCATTGATAATGAAATCTCATTCATCCATGTAGGATAATTTTTACCTTTTGTCCAATCTGTTGTATCTACTTGTGTGCTCATTTATTTTGTTTTACTTTTTATTAATTCAATTAGATTTTCTAAAGTTAATATATTTTCAACTTCTTCATCTTTTATTTCAATATTATATTTAGATTCAATAAGTTGGATGATTTCTATTTTATATATTATATTTTCTTCCATACTTGTAAAGTTGCATCTCCAATTTTTTCTTGAGTATTTTGAAAATCTGGAAAGTGTTTAGTTAAGTAGTAGTTATAGAGTTGGTTTCTTGTTTTACCTTCTGCCCCATATTCAAATTGTTGAATATTATGTTTATCTACCCAATATCTTATTAGACCAAAAATTGCAGCTAATATTCGAGATGAATATGGAGAATTTAATAATTGGTTTAAATTTAAATTTTCATAATTTTCATCAGTACTTCCAAAATTTATAGATGGTCTTTTAGAATTAAATAAAGGGAGAATTGTTAAAGTATAATATTGATCTTTATATTTTAAATTGGCTCTAAAACGAGTTGGGGCTTCTTTTTCAATATCATATTCAATATCTTTAGAATTTAATTCTTCAGGAGAATATATATCAATTATTTCCTTTAATAAGTTTGTTAATTTTATCATAATTTTTTATAAATCGCTCCAATCAGCGGTTGATTTTGAATAATCTGTTACTCGGTTTGCAAAGAAATCTTGATGTGTTTTTCCGCTTGTTAAATGGTTAAACCATTCCATCTGTCTCAGTAAATTAGGATCTACATCGTTGTAAAGTGAACTATAACCTAATTCGTTTAATTTTTCGTTTGCACGTGCTTTGATAAAGTTTTTTAATTGCTCTTTTGATAAACCTTCAATATCACCCATTTCAAATGCTTTGTCTATAAAGTCAAATTCTAGGTTAACTGAAACTTCACATGCTTTGTAAATTTCACCCATTAATTTATGGTCATCTAGATCTGGGTTTTCGCTTACTAGTGTTCTAAATAACCAGCATCCTGCTTTTGAATGTAATGATTCATCACGTACGCTCCATTCTACAATTTGGCCTGTACCTTTCATTAGGTTACGCAATTGAAATGACATCAAAACAGCAAATGAAGAAAATAAATTTACACCTTCAGTAAATGCAGAGAATATAGCTAATGAAAGTGCTTTTTCATGTAATGTTTCTCCAGGTGTTTCAACTAAACGATCAATTTTTGCTTTAGCTTCTTCGTCTTCTAAAAACGCTGCAAAATTATCTAAACCAAGTTCTTCATTTAAACGAGCATATGCTTCAGCATGGATACTTTCAAAGTCAGCAAATACACGAGCCATTGCTTGTACTTCAGGTTTTGGAAACCATATAGATACTTTTGTTGACCAATAGTCGTTTACGTGTACTTCTGTTTGGGCAAATGACTTTAAAATATTTCCAATTAAATTTCGTTCAGAATCGTTTAATTTAAGTTTCCAATCATTTAAATCTGAAGCTAGTGGTACTTCATCTGCTAGCCAATGTGCTCTATGTTGGTCTTTATAAAAATTAAATGCGGTTTGATACTCAAAAGGTTTGTAAAAATTGCGTGGTTCAGTTATCATGTATTTAGTTCAAAAAATTTACTTGCTAGCATTTTTCTGTCAAGATCTTCATATTCTTCATTTGATAATTTCTTTGGAGCATCAGTTTCTTCGTCATAGTGGTTTCCTACTTTAATTCTACCGGTTGAAGTGTCAACTTCAACTTGGAAGGTAAGTCCATCCATCCCATATCTGTTTTTCATAATATGAAGTCTTCCTGTTCCGTTAACTTTATCTTCTTTCTTTCTTGATAACGATATTGAAAGGTCAGTTATCATCATTTTGTCATAACTTCCCGCGGCTTTATCGCCCTCAATAACATCATCCTTGGCTCCTGCGCGATTTACTTGCGAAACTGACCAAATTGGTATGTTTAATTCGCGAGCTAATCCTTTAGTACTTGTATAAATATCATCAATTTCTTCTTTACGATCACTCCTTTTTCGTTTTGAAGAAAGAAGGTCAATGTAATCTATTATGATAAGGTCTGGGGTGATTCCTAAATCTTTTACCTTGTTTATGTGCGCTTCTATTGTAGAAATTGTTGTTTTTCCCATAGGAAATTCACGAATAATTAATTCACCTGGTAAATCAGCTGTTGAATTTTCTACAGCATCTTTATGTTTTTCTAATTGGTCAACAGGTACACCAGTAAAGAAAGCGTCATATCGTCTTCCAGTATATGCTTCACTTAATTCTAAAGTATAGTGGATAACATTGTATCCTATTTTTACAGCATAACCACCTAGAGCAACTAATGTCCAAGATTTACCTCCTCCAGGATTACCAAAAATTAAACCTAAATCTCCATTACCTAAACCACCTTGAACTAGTTCATTAATTTCAGGCCAAGGAGTAGGTACTATTGTTCTATGGTCTTCACGGTAACGTGATTCGGTATCTTTTTTATATTCGTGTCCAATGTTTTTATCAGCACCTGCTTTCATTGCTGATTCAATCATGTATTTGATAGAATCGTAATCGCCTGCTTTTAACAAATCAACACTATTTAATAGAGCTTTTTTTAACTGTTGGTTTTTACAAAATGTAGAAAATTCTTCTTGTACATACTGTAAATCTTCAATGTCTGCTCTATATGCTTCTCGTAACTGTTCTTTAACAGATACTTTAAGTACTTCATTGTCTAACTTTTTCATTTCAACTTTTAAAATATCCATTGAAATGGTTGTGTGGTACTTTTCGTAGTACTTTAAGATTTCATTTATAACCCATTTATGTGCTGGGTTTGAAAAATATTCATCGCTCAGTACATCATTGATGTTTTGTAAAAATTCTTTATGCGTTAATAATGAAGATATTACTTTCATTTGAAACGTGGGTCCGTATTCATCTATTGAATGAAGTGTCATATATTATAACTTTTATTTAAATTTAATAACTTATTGTCGGGTAACCAACAAATCTTTGAAAACATCTTGAACCCAGAATTCAGTATTTCGAATTAAGTTTCCAATTTGGTCTTCGTTGCACATTTCAACAAATGTGTGAGGTAAAAAGTTTAAGTGGGTTGTTTCAACAAACTTATCTATAAACATTTTATCTGTATCGCTCATCATAGGATTAGATAAATCCATGACTTTGTATTTGTCTTCTAATAGGGGAACATCATGTAACACTCTTGCATACACAATATGTTCTTTTAATTTAGCTTCCGCTATATCTAGCAGATCATCAAACGATAAATCACGTTCAGCTAATTCAGGGAATTTTTTAAATAAACCTTTAGGTCCTAATCCCTTAATACCTATAATTCCATCGGAATTATCACCTATCAACAATTTGTATAATAAAAAATTGTGGGGAGGAATATTAAATTTTTCTTTTACAGTATCTGTAGTGTAATATTCTTTTTCAATTGGGCGATAAACGATTACTTTTTCGGTTACCAACTGTAAATAGTCTTTGTCACTGGATACTATGAATACTCTATCTTTAGGTTTTGTAGGCAATGTATCACTTAAATATGCAATAATATCATCTGCTTCTACTCGAGGTAAAGATATTGTTTTAACAGGTAGTGTTTTTAAATATTGAATGATTCGAACAATTTGATCTACTTTAGAGTCGTCTTCTTCTTCCAAACTATCAAACAATTCATGTTTTGTTACTCGAGTTATATTTCTTGCAGATTTATATTCCGGTATAATATTTTTTCTATTATTGGAGGAACCCGCACCATCAAACACAACATAAACTTGGGTTGGTTGAATGGTGCGAATTAAAGCCCCCAAAGAACGAAAAAATCCTCCTAAACCCCCTATATGGACTCCGTTTGAATTGACTGCATTAATTGCACTAAAATTTCGAAAGAAGAGATTGAGTCCATCTATAAGCAGGTAGCGCTCCGATTGTGGGGTTTCTTCCCCGTGTTCTTGTATGTTATCTAAGAGGTTTAAGAGGTTTTTTTTCATATTAATCTTCGTTTTCAAATAAATCAGGTGTAGGTGCTTTTTCGTCCCACTCACTATTGTCTTCCTGTACTGTATAATTACCTTTTCCTAAAATATCTGCCCATTCGTGAACGTGAGCATCTTTGTACTTTTTAATTGCGTTTGGATCATCTTTAATGAATCCATGTACTGTTGAAACAATAGTACCCATTGTAGTAATTCCATTAATATGGTTTTTATCACAAGCAATTTTTGTACGTAATGCAAATTCAACTTTTTTCTTGTCTTTAACAGCGTTAAGTTTAGAAGTACCAGCATTTGTAACATTTCCAAAGGTTAAACACAATGACACGTCATAGTAAAATGTATCTCCACCTTTATTTGTCATCCTAGGTTGTGACATAGGAGTTAAAGCCGGAGCAACGCCTACTTTATTTACAACAAATAAAGTATTTGTGTATTTTGAGCTTTCTTTGCGAGACATTACAATCTGTTGATTAATAAAATTACCGAATTGAGTTGCAATAGCTCCTGCGTTCCACATTGGATTATTTTTACCTTGTTCAATTGACATTTGACATGGAATTGAACCAACTGAATCCCAAAGGAATAGTAAATCATATGGTAGATTACCTTTTTTCTGTTCGGCTAGTAAGTCGATAATAAACTCAGCAATATCTTCAATTGAATTTAATGAACTTCTATCTCGGTAAATAAAGAAACCTGTTTGATCAATAATCTCACCAGTTTCCATATCAACTACATCTTCGATTTCAAAACCCATTGTTTTCCAGTGGTTCCAATCGTGTTTCATTTCGGTAATAATCAACACAGGTAATATTCCCATCTTTTGAGCATTAACTGCTACTTCAATAGTCATAGTTGATTTACCTGTGTTACTTTTACCTCGAACCATTGAATTATGTCCCATAGGAATACCAGGGATAGACAATGCTTCTTGAAGAGCAGGTGAAAATGGAATCCATCTTTGCTCTTTAAATTTAACATTTGATGCTAAACCTTTATTCGCCTTAAATTTATCTAAATTGAACGCGGATTTTAGTTCATTACCCGCCGCTTCAGTAAGCGATTTTCTTCCTTTAGCCATAACTTATTTACTTAATTAAAATGGAGCATCATCATCATCCTCACCAAACAAATCGTCAAATGCTTCTGCTTTTGATTTTTTAACTGCTGGTTTAGTAGATAAACTGTAATTTGACTTAGGTTCTTCTTTTATTTCGTCTGCAGGTTCAGTTGTTGCTTCTTCTTCCTCTGCTTCAGGATCTAACCATTCTTGAAGTGCTTGTTTGATTGTATCAAATGGAAGCGGCTTGTACATATCTTTTGGATTTTCTTGCTCTTCTAACCATTTTTCAATTTGTTTAGAATCTTCAGATAGTGCAGATGTTTTCATTGACGGAGCAATAGTTGTTTTATTGTAAGCTGTTCCTGTTGATTCAGGTCCTACAGTAACCAACTTAATGTCTCTACCAGACATAATATCTGTAAAATCACCTACTTCTTCATCAGCAGCCATTTGCAAAAATGCTTCGTAAATTTCTTTACCAAATTCCCACAATTGAACACCTTCAGATTCTTCACCACGTACAATTACAGGAGCGTAGATACGAGTTTTCGGATCTAATTTTTTAGCTAAACGCCAATTTTCTTTGTCGTTTGTTCCACGTAATTGTTTTGCAAATTCTGCAATTGGATCCTTTTCACCCCAGTTTAAAGGTGAAGCGATTACTTTACGGCTTCCAATTCCGTAATAAAATTTCATTTCCGTAAATGGAAATTCCTTATTGTATTTAAAAGGTACAATACGGATTGTTTGTTTGCCAATCGTTGGTTTAAAACGCTTGACGTTACTTGAATTGTTAGATCCTCCATTAGAGGTTTTTTGCATTGATTCAAGTTTTTTCTTGATTGCATCGAGATTCATATATAACTATTTTTATTGTTTACAACGTTTAATATAATAACCTTTTTTTAAATAGCCAAACTATTTTTATTTCTTTGAAATTTTAATTATTTCGTTTGGTTTAATATCCAAAACATAACATCCATAAAAACTTAAATTTTTATTTTTTAAATCAATTAATTCAGAAACATCCTGTAATGTTGGGTTGGGTTTAGATTCAACTATTTCATCAAATTTATCAAAATCTTCTACACCAAACTCTTCAGGATCATAATCATCTAAATCTATAAAAATTTCATTTAGTGGTTTTTTAAATTTAACATTAATATAAGGTATATCTCCTCCTTCATCACTCATAGTATCTATCATCTCAAATGGTATTTTTTGAGCAGGAATAGCAGGTTTACCAGATGATTTAAAATTTTGTTGGGTTGCTTTTAAACCATTTTTGAATTCGGGTTTCCATACAGTATATCCTGTATCCCCTCCTCTTTCAAAATCATCTTGAGATTGAAGAAAAGAAGTATTTAATTCAATAGTTGGGATAGTAGATAATACTTTTTGTATTTCTTCTCTAATAATTTGCTTTAATTGAGATTTTTTCACAGTTCAACAATTTTAAAAATCTTTGTATTTAATTGTTTAATCTCATTGTGTTGAGTTAACAATATACAATTTCTATAATGTTGCCAATTTACTGAAAAGTTAGTATCAACTACACCTCCGTTTAACTTTTTAATTAACTCGTTTAACGCGTTTATTGTATAAAGTGTATTTGATTCTTTTTTTCTATGTACTAAAATAGTATTGTCAGGAATGTCATTTACGTTTCCTTGATCTACATTATATGTGATAACATATTCGTTATTGCTTTTAATATGCAACACAAACATTTTATTGTACATTATACTGTAACGATTTGTTAATGCTAGAATCAACGCCTCTAATTCACTCAATGGTGTAAAAGTACAAAACAATCTATTGTTCATCAATAACGTATCAAATGTAAAATCATAGTCGTATTGATCATACATATGATAGGGGCGTTCTAAAGTATTGTACATAACTTTTATTTAATTTCGTGGTAGTTTTTACCTTTTTTAATTTTTATTTGTAATTTTTTATCTTTAAATACCTGTTTTATTTGCTCTATTGTATCTATTTCACTTTCATCTACATCAAATAAAAATGAATCGTACACATATAACACGAGTTTAGTATTTTTCCCTCGCAAAATCTTAAATATCTCATATAATATAAGAACATTATTTGCGGTCTCCAAGTTTTGTAGTACGTAATTTAAAAGCTTTTGTGGATTCATATTCTCCAGATCCTTTTTTATAAATTTATGATCTGAAATAGGGCATTTAATGTATCCGTTTGTATTAAATGTTTTCCACAAATCGTCTGTATATGCTTTTACTTGTCGAAAAAAGTCCAAGGTCTCGTATTCTTTCCAAATTCCTCCATAAAGCTGTTTAAACGTGATCTCTTTTGCTTTGGCATAGTCAACTCCATACATTTGAGCAAAAGATAAGTGGATATCGTCACTACTAAAGTCGTAACCGCAAAGACTAGCCAAAAGGGTAGGGTGATAAGCAGAAATATCAAACTCAATAAAACTCTCATTACGGGGTATAAAGCATTTTCTTTCTTCATTGTCTTTGTTTAGGGCTGAAAAGTTAATAGTATTAAATGTATTTGATGGTCTTGTTGTTAGCGTGTTTAAATTGTATTGCGTGTAAACAAATTCGTTTACTTGTTGATCAAAGTATTCCTCGAATAACAATGGGTCTACTTTAATACCCGTTCGTTCTAGTTGATTAAACACAAGTGCTGCTTTGTTGTAAAATGGGTTTATTTCACCTTTAAAGTTAGCATAGTTTTGTTCACATACCTCATAGTGTTTTACAATCGGTACTATTGTGTTTAAGTATTGTATGTTTGGATACTTGTTGTAAATGTGCGTGTGAGCCGTTGTTTGTTGAGGTATATACGTATAGGGGGAGGGTGAGTATTGGTAGCAATGCTTAAGGCAAAAATAATGTAGAAATTCCTTTCTATCCCTTACGTAAATATTTTTTATACTGTTTAATACCTTTAAACAATCATCTATTGTAGAATTTATTGTTTCACTATGGTTGATTGGGATAATATATCCTTTTGAATCATCTCTTGGACGAATGTATAAAGCACATACTTCATTTTCAACAGGATGTAAGTTGTGTGAAGTAGGAATTACTTCAACATAAGCAACTTCATATTCTATCTTTGCTAAAATATCTACATGTTGAGGATTTTCTATCAGCCAGTACATGCTGTAAAGATACTAATTAAATTTTAAAAAGCCAAACTAAAATTAATATCCTCCACCTCCTCCATAGCTTCCACCTCCTCCACTTATATTCCCTGCATTTCTCATGTTTTGAGATTGGAGATAAGAAATATTTGTATTTTTTAAAGTATTATTTTGAGAAGATGTTGTTGGAATATTTTGTAAATTAGATTGATTTTTATTAATTACTTGTGAATTAGTTGGGATTAAGGTTTCATGGGGGGTATTAGTATGGATTTTTCCTATCATAGGAGTTTTTCCTTCATGGATATGGTAATATCCTATGTAATTTTGCCCATTTTGAGTAGTAAATTCACCTCCTGCAGTGTATAAATTATTAAGGGTTAATGGGGTGTAATATTTTAAGAATTTATCTTGAAAGTATTGAGAAAAACCATACCATTTTAAATTTTGTTCTATAGCAATAGCAGATGCTTTATTTGATCTATAAACTTGCTCTTTATTACCTGTAATTTGCCAAGTTAAAGAAACTGGGGTGTATAGGTCCCAAGCTATTCTAGGGTTTTTCTTTTGAAGTTGTAGAAAGGTATTTTTATCTATTTCAAGATATCTTATTTCATTGTTTTTCTTACAGAAGTATCTATTAAATTGTCCGTTTTGTTGGTCTTGAGTGGTTGGAGTGGTTGGGTTAAATTTAGGAAGAGAACGAATAGGAGGTAAAGATTGGTTAGGGATTGTATCTTGGGGAATTATTAAATTATTAACTGGGGATGTAAGAGAATCAGCTTCAGGGGTTAAAATTGATGTGTTGATATCAAAAAAAATTGTATCTGGAGAAAGTAAAAGGATATTATTTCCTTCTTGGGGGGATTTACCTGTGTATTTGTTTCCATTTGAAATTTCATAGTAATATCCTTTATATTCCTTTTTAGTAGTAGAAAGGATATATTCTTTACCGTTAGTAAAAAGATTTGTTTTTATTTGAGATTTTGGGTAATACATTTTTTAAGAAAAAGCGTTAGGGTCTTTTTGTAAAATATCCCAATAGTATTTAAATTTATTAATTCTATCTTGATATCCATTTGGGGGATTTTTTCCATTTATCCAAGATCCTATTTTGTTAATTATTGCAACAGATGATCCTTCTTTTGCTTTTTGGGAAAATTTTTTAACTCCTTTAGGACCTGCTACTTTCCAAAAATAAACAGATACATCAGCGGCATATTTAGTAGCTACTAATGTAGGATTTTTTACTACATCATCTGTTTTACCTTTAGTTTTAAGATAGTCATTATAACTAATGTAATTTGATTTTCCTGTTAATTGAATATAACCTCTTCCTTTATATTTTTTTCCGTCTCCAGGAGATGTATTGCCTAAATCTTTTCTACCTTCATATGCTTCTCCAGAAGCAAATTCGGTTGTTGCAGAAAATCTAGCGGATTCAGTGTTGCATTGAGCTAAAAAATGAGCTTTTTCTAAAGGATCAGTTATACCATATTCTTTCATAGCTTGAATTAAACTAGGAGGTGGAGTCATAGTTGGTTTATCGTATTTAGGTGGGTTATTGTTTATATCTTCTACTATAGCTTCAGCTGTAATAACTAAATCTTTTAATTCATTTGTTTTAGGAATTAATGTAGTTTCAATATTTGTTTCCCAGTCATCATTTGATAATTTATGGCTAACTCCTGTTACAATTAAATCTAGTTCAGTTCCATATGCTTTAGGTAAAAAACGAGTATCAACGTGTAATTTGTTGTATATCTTTATACCCGATATTCCATCCATAGAAAAATTCAATTTAAACGGAATAAACCCAACAGTTCCACCTTGTTGGTTCTTTTGAGATGCAATTAAATATTTATAGTATTCTGTTACAACTGAGATATTTTTTTCAATAGCACCTGGGTCTATTTGAAGGTTTTTAGCATTGGTACTTACTATGTTCCCTTTAAACCCATAACGAGAAGCATTGCCTGCTTTAGCCGATAAAAATTTATTAATATAGTTTGATGCAGCTTCATCTTCACCGTTTTCTTCTTGAGAATTTTCATTTCCCGGGATAAGTTTTTCTTTAAATCTATCGGTTAACCCATCATTCCATTTTGAAAATGCTGTAGCTTCTATTCCTTTAACATATCCTCCTGCGGTTGCTCCTACTGTAATCATAGTTGCATATTCTGGGGTGATAGCTGTTTTTAAATCAACGTTTCTAACAAAGTTAGAAGTAGAAGCATTATACCCAAATAATTGTAATGTATAAGAAGCTGTTTCAGAACCTATACCAGGGATAGGAGTAGTATCAATAATATAAAGAGTATTAGTATCTTCATTTATGATAGGTTCTAAATTATTTATTCCTCCTAAAGATTTATTTAAACCATCACATATTGCTTTTAAAAA